CCCACACCTTCGTAGACAGCCACGCCCCACGCGGCCACTGCAGCCAGGAACACCGCCCCAGTAGCAGTGGCTCCAAGGGTCAGCCCACCGAGAGCGGTTGACGCCTGGGCTGCAGCGGCTGGGACCGCAGCCATCCCCATCCCACCCATGCCGGCCATCGCAGACGACGCGGCGCCAGCGCCGGCCGATCCAGCACCGCCAATGAAACCGCCCACGCTCTTGGCGAGGCCACCAGCGCTTCCCAGCAGGCCGACAGCGAGCCCGCCGCCCTTGATCGCCGCGTACGCTTCGACCAGATACGTCAGCTTATCGATCGTGCCGTTCGGGTCGGACAGCGCTTCCTTCATCGCGCCGGCGAACGACTGGACGTAGGGCTCAATGCCAGTCCAAAAGTCCTTCATCCGATTCCAGGCGGTCTCGACGAAGTTCTCGACGATTGGATACCACTCGATGATCGCAGCCTTGCCCCACTCGAAGGCACGCTGAAGCCCAGCCCCGAGCGAGTTGGCGAAAGCCTCCACCTCTGGCTGGTGGCTACCGAACCACTCGTTGATTTCGCCGAGCGTGCTCTTCACGTGCTCGAACAGCGGGCCCGTTGCCGAGCGCCCGAAGTTCTTCACGTTGTCGACGAACGTCGAGGTGAGCCCGTCCCACGAATGCGAGAAGGCATCGATCGAGCCTGAGTACTTGTCGAGCGTGGTCGAGATGACCGATAGGCGGTCCGCCGCGCCCTTCTTGTTGAAAGCCTGCGCCTCTTCGCCGCCCAAGCCCATCAGGCGCATGCCGAGCACGTTGTGTGCGCCCGAGCGGCCCTCGAGCAGCTGAGCCAGCTCGCGCGCGGCCTGGTCCATCGGCAATCCCGAGACCGCGCTTGCGGCCATGGCCTTTGCCGAGATTTGGCGCCATTGGTCGACGGATGCGCCCGAGCGGAAGGCGGAGATCGCGCCGGTCTGGAAGATGTTGCGGAGGTCGTCGAATTCGCCCGGGAGCTTCTGCGCATCGACGCGCATTTTGGCGATGGTCTCGCCCGCCATCGTGATCCCCTGCGGGACACCCGACGCCATGCCGTTCGCGCTGAAGATCGTGCCGATGCTGATCTGAGCCTTCTCGGCCTCAGCGTTCAAATGCGCGACGCCGAACGTCAGCCCAGCGACGCCCGCAGTCGCAAGCCCGATCGCAGCCATCGATCCCATGCGGGCCAAGGTGCCGACAGCGCTATCGACCAAGCTGGAGAACTTCCCCACGCCAGCGGAGAGGTCGTCCCAACCGTCACCGGCCTTCTTCAGGCGGATGTCGATGTCATAGCTAGTACCGGTTTCCGACATGCGGTCAGTCCCCTGGCAGCTGGTAAATGGGCTCGACGCCCTGGTCGATCACCTGGAAATGCCTAGCCGTGCTCGTGTTGGGATCGATCTCGGCAGGCGGCTCATCGAGTGGCTCGCCGCTCTGGTCGAGCACCACCACGTCGGTGCACGCCATGATCCGATCGTCCGCCCCGCCCACGACTGCGCCGACTGCGTTGGTGGTCCAAGTGTACCAATCGGGGCGATCGTCGAAGTAGTCCTGCAGCGCGACTCGGATGCTCTCCGTAATCTCGGCGGTCGCCGGCTCATAGGCGCGGTCGCGGAGCATCACTGTCGGCCTGACGATGACGCCTACGTTGACCACGCCCGAGACGACTACCTTGCAGCCCCAGCCAATCCACGGATAGGCCCGTAGATCCCGCAAAACCTGCTCTTCCAGCGCCGCCGAGCTCGCCCACGATTCGTCTGCCGCGAACAGCAGGCCAGTCGCGAATGCCGCGTTGTTCACGTAGGCCGCATAACGGACGCTGGTATTGGTGAGCGCTCCAGCCACGACTGCCTGCGCCGTTGGCCCGGAGTTGCCAGTGGCCATCGCTCGCGCCAGAGCCCGAATCTGCTCATCCACGACGCCGAGAGTCCCGCCGGCGGCCGCGGCGCTGAGCACCGTGAACAGCGGATCGAACAGCTCGGACTCGATCGAGAAGTTGAGCGGGTTTACCGCGGACGTGTTGAATCGTGCGAGGTTCGCATGAGGACCTTCGCGCGTGGCTTCCACTGGAACCACGACGTCCTGGATGTGGTTGAAGTTGTCGCCATTGACTGACGTGAAATCGTCGTCAGCCCCGCACGCGACCGGAGCCGTCGTTACGAACTCGGAGTCTTGAGCCGGGAACCGCAGCGCCGAGCCGATCACTCGCTTCAGGCGGGTACCGGCTGGGATCGTCCCCTTCGACAGCTGCCCCGTGGAGCTGGGGTCGTCGTTGACTAAGACGCGCCGGAACGTGAACTCGCCCACGGCCTTGCGGGGTTCACTCAGGAGCTCGGCTAGGTACTCGCTCTTGGCGAGGTCTTTGAGCTCTTGGCCAGCACTGGAGTCGAGTCGAGTCGCCAGCACCTCTTTGGTCAGCCGAGCGCGTAGAACCGCAGCCTGGCCAGCCCAACCCCGAGCGATGTCACCGTAGCGACCGCCGAGTGGGCCGCTTTGGGCGTAACGCTCGCGCGCGCGCCGACGCTCGCCCTCCAGGTCACCGAGAAGCGCGGTCACCGCGGGCGACAAAATGTCGGCCAAACGGAAGAGCTGATCCATGCGCGTCTCGGTCTCCTTTCAGTCGTCGATGGTGATCTTCTGGTCGGGGCCCTCTAGGGGCTGCACCTCGAGCTCAAGCCACCTGTTGATGTGCAGCATGAGAATCCGTTGCTCGTCCCGATTGAGCCTCTTCACGCCGCGCAGTTCGTGGATATTCTGGTGTCCGTAGCGACAGAGAAAGGACTGGACGTGCCATTCGTCGTGCTGCTTCTGCCACCACGCTGCGCTCAGTCCTCGGGCAGTAGTGGCGTCGCTTTTCCCGAGAGCAGATCGAACTCCAACTGGTTGAGCTCGTGGCGCTTGCGGAACTCCTGCTTGAGAAACCCGCTATCCTTGGCGGTGAAAAGCTTGCCCCAAAACAAGTCCGACGATGGATCGATGAAGCTCGCAAAGGAGGTCTTCTTCCAGCCCTTCTTGGGATCGATCTTGCCCGGCTCGTCGATGGGATCGGACACCTGATAGACCATCTCGTAGGCGCCATAGAGCATCTGCAAGTTGCGGAGCTCGCCGAACGTCGCCGACTCGCCCGCCATCTTGGCCGCGTTGACCTCGGATGCCGTCACCTGGTCAGGAGTGAGCTGGCGAATGCGCACGACGCGGTTCGACATGCCGATGACCTCGTGAACCCGCGGCTCCGTTGCCGGAACTGCGGGCTTGCCGTCCTTCGCGGGGACGGCCGGCGCCCCCGGGATAACGACCTTCGAGGCCAAATGAAGCTGTGCTTTTTGCGATTCCATCGGTGTTTTCCCTTCCACTTTTTACGAAGCGCTCGAGCCGAAGCCTGAGCCCAAACTCAGAGCGTCGGCAGCTCGTCGAAGTACCGGCAGCGCCCCGGCATCGCGACCTTGTTGCGCTCCTTGCGCCCGCTGTATCCGGCCTTCCACTTGCCGAGTACGTAGTTGCGCATCTGGAACGCAGCCTGGGTCCCGTTGTTCGGGAAGATCAGAATGCCGATCGAGCTGTCCTTCGGGATGCTCCGGAGGTCTTTGGCCTTCTGCTCTTTGATGAACGCCTTCATCAGGTCGACGTTCTGCTGCATGGCGTTGATTTCGACGCCGAAGTGGCTCGTCACGAAGTCGAGGCGCGCGCGGTCTTCGCCGCAGATGTCGTCCTCGATCTCGTCGCCCTCGCGGGTGACCTGCCAGTCGGTGTGGTCGATGATCAGCTTCTCGGCGAGAAACGTGATCACGAGCTTGGCGTCTTTGCCCTTCCAAAACGGAATTTCAGACATGATTTCTACTCCTCAAGATTCCAGGTGGAAGGCTCAGGACGCCGTTACCGTGACGCTTTCGCCGTACTCGATGCTCAGGAAGATCCGCTCCATGGCGGAGCTAGTCTTGACCTTGACGGGGATCACGAAGTCGCCCGCGTCGAGGCTCGCTTGGGGGTTCGCCGAGTCGAGCGGCAAGATCTGAAAGGCCAGGATGTGCGGCAGGTTGTTCGGGTCCGAGTTGACCGCCGAAACCATGCCCTCCAGGAACCCGCTCACGGCCTGGATGATCGACTGCTGATTGAGCGGCACGTTCGGCGCGTCCACCGAGCCGCGGAGCGAGCTCGTGATGCTGGTCGCGATGTAGTCGCCGATGCGCGTGCGGGTGATGTTCTTGCTGCGCGGGTCCGCGGGGCGAATGGTGAGCACACCCGCTTCGAACCGGTAGCCGCCGCTGGTCTCCTTCGTGAGGCCCATGACGCCGCCGGTGGTGAGCACCGACACGGACTGACCGCGAGGCGTCTCCAGGCGGTTGATGCCTTGCAGCATCTCGCCCACCCGGCCGTCCTTCCACGCTGGCGAAGTGCTCGGGGAGAGCTGCGCCATCACGGAAGCCGCGAAGCTATTGGGCGGAACCAGGCGCTCCGTGCCGTCCGTGTCGTCGAAGACGTAAACCCAGGGGTCCACCCAAACGACGCGCTTCGAGCGGTTCGCGCCGGCGGCGGTCACGACAGCCGCAGCCGTTGCAAGCCCCGAATCGCCATTCAGGACGGCAAGACGATCGCCCATCAGGGTAGCGTGAGAGGCCAGGGCGGCGTTGACGGCGACACGGATCGAGTTGCCCGGGTCGTCTGAGAACACGGACCGGACTTCCAGATCGTTTTCGAACAGCGCCACGCCGAAGTCGCCGCCACCAGCCGTGCCGGTGTAGCGAGCCGAATTGATGGTCCCATCGAGACCACCCGTCATGGTGTAGATGCTGTTCGTCGGACGGCCGTCGGCCACCTTGACGAGGATTCCCGTGAGTCGAGGCCCGACGTCCACCGGGGGCGATTCCGTCCCGACACCCGAGTAGTTCAGGTTCTCGTACAGGTCAGAGGTCGTGCCGTTCGCGCCCGAGACGGCCACCTCCAGATTGAAGTGGTTGGCGTCGCCATCCGCTGCGTCAGTGACGATGCAGATGATGCTGTTGCCCGCGGTGCCCTTGTAGCGTGCGGGGACGATCACGATCTCCGTTGCGCCATCGAGCAGGGCCGCGCTGGCCTTGGCTGCAGCGCTACCGAGCACGCGCACGATGCGCAGATCGGGCCAGCCTTTCTGCAAGGTCGCCAGCCAGCCCGAGCCCGTGCGGGCCATGCCGAACGGGGCGAGGATGAGGCCTCGATCTGCGGGGTCAGTGGGGGTGATCACCTCGTTGTCGGGGCCCCAAGGGAACTGCCCGACGAGACCCGCAACACCGGTCCCGGTGGCTTGGATAATAGCGGGAGATTGCCGCTCTTCCGCGTAGACAGCGTGTCGGGTTGCAGCGGATCGGCTCGTAATAAAAACGCCCATGGGTATCCCTTCAAGTTCCCGTCGCGACGACTTCGTCGGTTTCGGTGTTCATGGTGAAAATCAGATCGGGCGAGGTGGCCGCGTCTGCATCGGTGGTGGGGTCGAGCGCGATCTGGAGCAGCACGCGCGCCATGCGCGGAGACGCAGCCTTGACCGTCAGGTCGACGTCGATGAAGCCCGAGATGGTCGCGCGCGACTCGCTCTCCAGCTTGCCGTTCACGGTGTCGGTCTTCTTCGGGCCTTCGAAGGTGAAGTCCGCGTAGCCCTGGAAGCCGTCCCGCGGATCCATCCGCAGCAGCACGCCATCTCGGATGACGTTGCCGTTCGGGAGGCCGAGCGTGTAGCGCTCACCCTTGCGGAGTGAGTCCTCCAAGCGAGCGCAGAGGTCGTCCCGGTGCGAGCTGTACCGGCACCAGATGTCAAGCTGGATGGGTTGCCTGCAGGCCGCGACGCGCCAGGTGTAGAGCTTGAGGTTGCCGTCCTCGCCGTCGAGGTTTTCGCGGCGGATGTCCTGCTCTTGGACGTGTAGGTCCTCGCGGGCGCCCGCGGGGATGATCGAGATCGCCCGAGTCGGCAGGCCAGATTCGCGCTCCGGCCAGCGGTCGCTGACGACGCAGCGCTCGGGGCTCCCCACGGGGCCGAACTGCGGATCGAGTTCAGCCTGCAGGTATTCCCGCAGGACCTTCGCCGCGGCCTGCTCCACCGACATGCGGAGGTTGCGGGTCACGATGGCACCTGACAGGGTGAAGCGGCAGAGGCGGCGAGCAGAGCCGTCAGAGCGCCCGTAGCGCGCCCCGCACTTCCAGCCCGATGTAGCGCATGGTGGCCGGAATCGACCCCTTCATGAACCACGTCGGCTTCGTGCCCTCGACTGAAATCTTGTAGGCGATCGCCCAGGCGATGCTCTTGGCGGTCTGAGCGCCCGACCCAGCGCCCACGAAGCCCTTGATCTCCACCCAAGCGATGATCGGTGCAATCGGCGGCCAGTGAGGTCGAGACCCGTACTCCACCGCAGCTGCGTAGGGCGCATCGCAGACCACGCGCAGGCCCACGGCGTGAATCGACTCGCGCAGGAAGCCTGACGCCTTCGGTGCGCGTTCCCGGACGTCGGCTGCGGCACGTTCCACTGAACGACGCAGAGCCCCGTCCACGCCCTTTTGGAGCGCCTTCATGTCCTGCCCGAACTTCTTCGCGAAGTCCCGCGGACTGGAGAACCGGCCGCCCATCTTGCTCATTGAGAGCTCCGTTCCGAATCAGGGTCTCGGTGCTCATGGCGAAAGCCTCGTGCGCCGAAGGACCAAGGACCAATCGGTCGGATCACTCGAATCGAGGTCAACGAAGGCGAAAACACCCGAGACGTCACCCGCCAGGATGTAGAGGACCTCGATGTCGTTCGTCGGGATCGGCAGGCGCCTGGGGTCGAGATCCTCTTGCGAGAACCCGCCGCCACCATGCGAGGAGTAAGGGGGCGAGATGTCCTCCACCTTCACGTCGCCGGCTTGGTACTTGCCGCCCGAACCAGACACGGCGCGCTGAGAGAGCTCACGCACGGGGTAGCGCTTGGGCAGTACCGTGTTTTTCAGCGTCACCACGTCGCCGGCGCCCACGCGCCCTTCCGTCCAGCGACGGGTTCGGATCGTGAGCTGAGTCGTGATGTAGGGCTCGGCGCAGCGCTTCGCTTGGTCAGCGCAGCCGCGGAGCGAGTCCAGACAGGACGAGATGGGGAGCGAGCCGCAGTCCATCAGCCAGCCCTCCCGTAGCGGGAATAGCTGTCGCCCATCGAGTTCACAGGCGCAGGACTGAATGCGTCGGCCAGCACTTCGTCTAGCCCCAGAATGCGGGCGAGATTGCCGCACATGACCCGGCCTTGCATCGCGATGTACATGCGCGCGCGGATCGGATCCATCGCGATCTTACCGACCGAGACTGTCCCGAGGCAGTCGAAGTCCCCATGTACCTTGTCCCAGATCTTCTGGAGCGTCGCGAGCATCGCTCGGATCTCCAACTCGGTGGAGTTGTCGTCTCGATCCCCACCCTCAGAACGGGCCTGCACCGTCGTGATCGCGCTCTCGAGCATCGGGCGCGCTTGAAGCCAAACCGCGGAGTATCCGACGAACTTTCGGATTTGGACGCGATCTGCTTCGGTGAATGCCATGTGGTGTAGTGGTAATCGAGGGCCGGGTTACTCAGCAGAAAGCGGGAGGGGATCCAAAACTGCGTTTCACCCGGCTCGCGAATCTTTGGAGCCGCGTGAAGCGGCAGACATCAAGCTTCGGTGATCTCGATGTGGAAGCCGGCGAGCGCACCCGCGATGTGGGCGTTCAGGTCGGTCTTCAGCTCGTTCAAGAGGGTGTTTAGCGACGTCTGGTCTGTGGAGGCGGCCGCCGAGATGGTGTTGGTCGCGTCATTGTTGAAGTGGACGCTGGCGGCCGCGAGATGCGTGCCGTACGCGGTCCGAATGGCGTTTGCGATCACGATGGCCGCGGCGAGCTGCGTCGCTGCGTCCGAGGTGGGGTCGACGTCCGGGCTCGAATTCACCGCGCTCAGTGCCGTGTTGTGCGCGCTCGCGTCTCGGACGTGGACGTTGTAAACGCCCTTGATTTGCTGGACGAGAGTGACCGACGTCGCCAAGTTCGAAGCGCTCGCGGCCGTCACGGAAACCGTGGTCACGGTAGGCGGGTCGGTCGCTTCGCTCAGATACTGAGTAGCGCTCGCGTGGAAGTTCGACGAAACCGCCGCATCACGAAGCCGATTGATCTCGGTCGCGATGAGCTGAAGGCCAACCAGCGTGTGACCTTTTTGAATTTTGGCTGCCATGTGCGGCGGTTCTTCCGGGGAAATAGGTTGTTACTTGCCCTTGTTGGGCTTGACTTGATCGACCTTCGACTGCGCGATCGTCGCGAGCGTCGCGGCGTTCTGCGCATCACGCGCGGCGAGCAACGCGGCCGCTTCGGCCTCGTTTTTGAGAATCACATCGGGGTCGAGCGACTCGTGGAGAGTTGCTCGGTCGCCCTCTTTCACCGACAGGTTGGTGAGCTTCGGGGCGAGCCCGCCGACGATTGCCCCGCCGACGATGCGACCGTCCGGCTGGGTAACGCCACCGTGGATGGTGTGGATCGATCCGTCGTATTGCGACGAGATCTCTTTCACGTCGTCCGGCTGCCAGACGTAGCGGATACCATCGAGAGTGACGACCTGCGGGAACGGGTTCTCGTTCTTCCAGCGGGTGGTCGTGTATTCGCGGGGCTGTTGAGCTTGTGCCATTGGTATTTCCCTCGGTCCTTTTTTGATTCAGAAAAAACCCGTGCAAGCCGACCCGGAGCGAAAGGCTCCGCGTCGGCCTGTCAGGTGGAAGGCTCAGCTTTCGAGAACGTCGGCGATGTTCACGTGCGCGTTCGGTCGTTTGACCTTGAGCTGCGCGTAAACCTCGACGGCGAACTTGACGGCCGAGCCGGTGCGAGCGAGCGGGTACACCTTGAACGGGATGGCCACGGTGTCCGCGTCCTTGCCGTTGCTGGACATGGCGTTGCGGGTCACGGTCATCACGCCATCGGGCACGTTGGCCCAGGGCAGCACGACCAACTCCAACTCGTCGCTGTTCAGCATGTAGATGTGGCCCGCGGTCGCGCGGCGATTGCGGATGATGGGCTTGCCGCGCCAGAAAAGGCGACCGCTCGAGCCTTGGAACGCCGGGATGGGCTTAGACCCGTCCTGAACCGTGCGCACCGAGGGATTGAACAGCGCCTCGTACTTCGCGTAGACGGCCGGGGTCGTCATCAGGAAGTCGGGCTCCATGCCGCTCGCCACGAACGCGAGGTTTTCGGCAGTAGCCAGCTGGTTCATGGTCAGCGCTTGCGGCGTGCCGCCGTTCGCCTGAACGTTGCCCTTCCACTCGGTGTAGGTGCCGGTGCTGACGCCTGCGTAGCTACCGGTCGCCGCGATGGCGGTGTCGAGGCCAACGATTGCGGGGGCGGCGGTGCCCGAGAAGCAGTCGGTTTCCATCTTGTCGCAGATCGCGGCAATGGCGCCCAGGAAGCGCTCGCCCACGATGTCTTCCAGCGCGGTCGCGTTCGAGACGTTCGCGGAAGCCGCATTGATCTCGAGGTTCGACAGGCTGAACGACGACTGGTACATACCCCAGGCCAGCGTGGCCTTGGTCACCGGGTCTTGGGTGTAGGTCGTGATGTCCGCACCTTCGGTGAAGGTCGCAGCCGTCGCGCCGCTGGTGCTGAACTCCACGTCCCAGCCCACGTTCTGCCCACCACCCTGGCCAGCGCCGGAAACGATCCGGATGTTCTGGAGGAACACGGCTTTACGGTTCCAGTTGCGGGTCAGTTCGGTCGCGAAAGTTTGGGCCAGTGCTTTGGAGATGTTCGTCAGCAATTCAGCGGTCATGATTTCCTACGGGGGGCCCCGGAGCGGGGTTGTTAGCCAGTCCCAACCCCGGACGAGCCCGCTGAATCCGCGAGAGCAAGGATCGATCGTCCAAGCGTCCCGGGTTCCAACTTGCCAGTCTTGGGCTGGGTGATTGGCGTGAACCGCGAGCGGTCTCCGGTGCCCGATGCACCACTCGCAGGCATGAAGCGTTTTCCGTCGTCGGTCTGAGCGAAGCCCTTGATGCCGGTTGCCAAGTCGACGTCTGCGCCGTCCGAATCACGGAAGACGATCGTCTCCCCGTCCTCGGAGTAGCGAACGAGCTTGGCGCCATCGACGAGATGGCTGAGCGCGAGGTGTCGCGCCTTCGGATCGAAACTGTTCTTGTCCAGCGCCTCGGAAAGCGACTGGCGAAGCGCGGTGTCCTTGGCCTTGGAGGCTTCGGCTTTCGCGCGTGCGTCGGCTTCGGCTTGAGCCCTCAGCGCGGCGTCGAGCTTCTTCTGCATCCCTCGGAACGCAGGCGAATTCTCAATGTCGACAGCTTCGGCGGTTTTGCCTTTGCCCTTCGGGTCGGCAGCTTGGCGCTCGGCCTCCGCCGCTTCAGCAGCCTCTTGTCGCTTGGCGTCGTAGTCGGTCAGCGTCTTCGCCATGGCCTCACCGAGTGAGGACGTGAGAGAAGCCGTGAGTTCGGACTGCAGCTTCTTCGATGAAGCCTTCACCGCACCGGTAACCATGTCGGCCATTTCGGTCGCCGTGGGCACCTCGTGCTCGTTGCCGTCCGCGTCTTTGATCTTGATAGCCATGCGCTAGTCCCTGCTTTCACCAGGCTGTTTTCAGCTGCCTGCCAGAGCTGCTCGAGCAACCGGCTCGCGCGGGTGCGCCTTGGAGATGGCTTCCGAGAGGAAGGTTTCCGAGGTTCACGCAGCGAGGGTGCAGGCCCGCGCCGACTCGCTCAACGAAACCCCAGTGACAGGGCTGGAAAGCGCAATCTCAGCCTGGCAGCTGGAAGGCGCGCGACGGATGCGATAGGCTCCGCCGACCAGTCCTCGGCGCGGCACGGCCGCTTCCTCTCAGCCGCACGGAAAAAGATGAGACCTCTTGCGGGGTCTCGCGGCGCGTCTAAGCAATGAAACGCCGAGGGCTGGCCAATCGTGCTACGGTTTTGCGCGCAGGACTGGTAGTTGGAACGCTGCGGATGTTGGCTGGCGGTAGTGAGTGATCGCGGCCGGGTTGATGGGCGAGGGCTACCAGCCTGCGAATATCAACCTTCCACCTGGAAGGTGCGGAGCTGACGCGCTAGGCTCCCCGCTCGTTGCGGTTGGACCCTCGGGCTGTCAGTTCGCTCCCGCCCAGCCGTCCCGCGTGTTGGTCTGCTTCGCTCCCAGCGCGGGGCACTTGGACAGTGTGATGGCCCGGGCACTGTAAGCCTGACACCGGGCGCTTCTTCTGATAGGCTCGGGGTCCGCGTCCACTAGCTCTCAGCCGCACGCTTGAAGGTGGACAGTCCGTAGCAACGCCGAACGAGTAGCTCTCGCTCGGAGGACACCAGGTAAACCTGGCTTGTTGCCTGGCCCGCCGGGGCACATCTCGACTCGGCGGGCCGTCCTATTCCGCCAGCTTCGCCCGCAGGCCACCCGCTCCCAACCGGTCGAGAGCCTGTCTCAGCAGCTGCGAAATCCGTGGCGGGCTGACTCGGAACTCCCTCGCGATCTCCGTGAGCCGAAGCCCGTCGAAGTAGTGGCGCCGAACGATCGCCCGCTCCCTCGGTGGCAAGGCGTCGACTGCCTTGGCGATTGCTTTGCTGGCCCACTCCTGGTCGAACCCGGAAGGCTCCTCCCCGTCGGACGACATGGCCCATTCGATCTCTTCGTGGTTCACATCCTCGATACTGAGGACGATGCGCGGCCGGAGCGACTTGTCGCCGTACAGCTGATTGATTACGGCACGAGAGCGGCGAGGGATCCAGTCCTGCACTCGCATCTCGTCCTTGATGGCGCCTCGAATACGCACACCCGCATACCACTCGAACCCAGCCGGCGGGAGTTTGGGGTTGTGCCTGCAGACGGCATCCCAAAGGCCGACCATGCCCGCTGCAACGAGGTCTTCGTGGAGAACGCTCCGCGGCACCGTGCGCTTGATGGCGTTTGCGATCCGCATGACGAGGGGGCGGTACTGCTCGACTAGGGCAAGCTCTTCCGCGGTGGGCCGGCCCGTTCGGGCTATCGGCTTCCGCTTTCCCACTAGAACACCAGTCTCGGGGCTCGCGGTCGCGCTGCCCCCATCTGCGGAAACCACGAACGCCGGCCCGCTAGGTGCTCGGCAAGGGCGGCGTGACTCGACCCCGCTAGAGCATCCCTGACGAACTCTTGAGCGTGGCGCTTACCCTCTCCGAGGCTCAGGGTGGAGCCGCGGGCGTACTCGCGTACGTCCTGTTTCAGCAGCTCGTAGCCAAGCTCGACGCCGGGCATCGCTTTGACTGCGGCTTCGGGGATGAAAATCATGACCGGCTCGCACCGACACCTGACGTGGAAAGGCGCCCGCGCCCCGTCGCGTTCGTTGCCAGCCCTGACCATCTCCCCGTCCCGGTCGTAGCAGTAGCCACAAGTCCGCCGGTCCAAGATGGCGCTGTTCATCTCGTACAGCCCCTCGCCCCACCTCGACGCGGGCTCGATGTGCTCACCCGTCGGCCCGAAGTCCGTCCCCGCTATCTGCTCGGCAATCCGTCTCCAGGTGAGAGCGTGCTCGTCTGCGTAAGCATCAACCGAATGGGTGATGGCCTGCGTTTCGATGAGGTTGTCGAGTCCGCCGCGCTGCCCGACCCCCTGGAGGCGTCGCACGAGCCCGTCTGTCCCGCCGGCTCCGCGCTTCCACTGGACGTAGTTGCCAAGCGCTTCGGAGGACCAGCGGTGAGCCAGGGAAAGGGCTGCTTGGTTCGACACCGCCGCGTCGTGCTCGCGGGTCGTGGTCAGGGCAGGGAGGGCGGCGAGCGGGTGCGAAGCGACTCGGAACCCGTGCTCTGTCGCTCGCTTGGCGAACGCTGAGAGGTCGGCTGCGGCCTGGCTTCCCGCAAGAGATCGAGCTTGCCCACGCGCTGTCTCGACCGCATGGGACGCAGCGCTGGAGAGGGCATCCGTGAGCGACCGCACGCCACCAAACACCGCCCGCTTGACGCTGGCCACATCGCTCTCGGCGGCGACGCGCTGAATGAGGTGACGGGTCGCGTCTGCGATGGGCTCGCGGATGTGGCGCCGAGCGAGGTCCTCTGCTGCCATTACTCGAGCGGTGACGAGTTCGTGGCGGGCTGCTAGCTCAGCGCGATCAGCGTCGGTCAGGCGTGGGGCGCGGGGCATTCAGCACCGCACGAGTACGCCGCTGCCGTCACCTGGAGTGTTCCACGGGGCGCTGGCCTTCTTCTCGTGGATCTCGTTCAGCTTCGCCTGATGCTCGGGCGGCCCCGCGCTCGGATCGATCTCATGGACGAACACCAAGGCGAGGTGCTTGGCGATGCACTGCACTTGGCCCTCGCCCAGCATGCCGATGGCGCCCGCGCGCTCCTTTTCGATCTCGATGTAGCCCTGCAACCAGTAGCAAAAGTCTCGACTTGTCATGCCTCTCCAGCCTCTCCTGTTCGCTCACCGCAATCCAAACAGATCCAATTCGACTCACCCGAGCACTGCATGGCATTCGGGTGGTAGACAAGCTCTGCGCTCTCAGCGTCGGACGAGCTGCGTAGCGCATAGCTCAGGTCACCAGCGGCCTCTGCTCGGGCTTCATCGGTGTCGTCGATGCCCGCAAACACGTGGGCTTGGCCGGCTTCGATCATGGCGCATCGCCCCGCATCTCGGCCCGAGCCATCTCGCCACGCAGCATCCGAAGCGCTTTCGTTTCGAGCTGTCGGGCCCGCTCACGCGAGACCCCGAACTCATCGCCGATGTCCTTGAGGGTGTCGCCCTTCCAGAACTTCCGCCGGATGAGCCTTTCCAACCTGGGCTGCTCGGCCGCAAGCGCGGAGAGCGCTTCTTCCAGGGCCCGATCGTCGATGTTCTTGAGCAGCTGGGCTTCCGCGTCGAGGGCCTCCGACCGGGCTACGAGCACCGGGGAATCGTCCTCGCGGGTCTCGTCGAGCGAGCGCTTGCTGTAGTACGCAACTCGGCGCCGAGTGGTGTTCTGCGACTTCACCTCTCGGAGATAGGCATTGAGCACGCAGCGCCCGCCGTACGTCCCGAACGAAATACCCAGGCTCGCATCGAAGGACAAGGCTCCAGCCCAAAGCGCAGCCATCCCGATCGCAACGATGTCGCTCAGGTCATGGGCCGCGCACAGCCGCGCCTGGAAGCGCTTGGCCATGCTGAGCACGAGCGGTTTCCACTGCTTCAGGTGGGCGTCGATTTCGGTCGGTGACAGGGGCATTTCAGCCTTTGCGCGAGCCCACGACTCGGAGCTGGGGTGGGGCCTTGGGCGAGACTTCAGCGATGCGGTCGTTCAGCCATTTGCCAAACTGGCCCATGCTCAGCCGGAGGAACTGGTCTTTGACCTCTTCGAGCAGAATGCGTTTTTCCTCATTGCGGCGGTCGACGAAGGCGATGGCCTTGCTCGGCGTGGGCACAACAACGCCCTTTGCGCGCAAGCGACCACGCGACCAATCCTTGGTGTGGTTCGATCGGCAGACCGGGCAGAGCTTGAATTGGCTATCGGCGGCTGATTCCCGGTCACGAGAGCGGCCACACTTACACTTGCCGAGGCGCTTGTACGCCTCACGCCGCGCTTGCTGGCGCAGTCGATGATACTCGCGAAACGCCATCGCCTCCGCTGATTCGGCACCGGGTGCACGGAAGTAGTAGACGCTCGGCTTACCGTCCCGCTCGCCAGCATCGGCGACTCGTTCGCTCTTGATGAGCTTGCCTGAGGTGTCGAGTTCGATTCGAAACCAGAACATGGCTGGACTACGCTTTCACCTGGGCTGGAGGGGGTTTCGCTGCACCTGGAGGCTTGTTTCCTGGCCCTGCTACGGGGAGCGCGGGCTTGGGCGGGAGGACCATCTCGTCGGTCATGCCCTTGTCGATTTCGTCGGCCATCGCGTCCTTCTGCTGAGGCGAGGCTTTGGGCAGGAGGCGTTTGGCAACGTTGGTCGCGTAGAGCTTCTTGAACGTCTTGGATGGGATTGTGATCCCCTCGACTTCGATCGCCTCGTTGATGAGGGCTTCTCGGTCTTCGTCGTCGTAGCTGTCGATCCCCGTGCCAATCCAGCGCGCGTTCTTGTCGTTGCGCCCTGCGCTCACGGTGTCGTAAACGGTCTTCGCGTACTCCCTGACCAGCCCGCCGAGGAAGTCGAGAATGACACCGGTTGCCGAGCGGTCCTCGGCCTTCGACTCGCCCGAGCGCCGCACGGTGGATGCCGTGTTGTCGAGCGCGAGCGCCATGGTGTTCAGCGCGCCGAAGATCTCGTCTCGGACGTTCGAGTTGACCTCTTGGGCCATCGAAAACGCCTTGCCGGAAGGACCAGCAA